CAGGCGTCGTATCCGATTTGATCGATTCGTTAGTTGCACCTACCTAATCCTAGGTAGGATCTAACGTCTCGAAAAACCCCTACGTTTCCTAATGAAAGGAGCATATATGCGTTACTCACGCTGGGATCAAGTCGCGTCTACAGATGAGACAAACAGTATAGCCAGAATACTGGCCTGGTGGCACTTGCAGCAAGTAGCTAGCTGCGAGGTGAGAAGAGTAATTACTAGCTGTATTTTAGTTGGTGATTTCCTCTCTTTAGTTAATATGAAACTTGATTATGATTCTCTGTCAGTCCCGATGCCATGCATTTACGTCAAGTGCTCGCTTTTTACGCGAAGCGCATTGACTTAGATCTTGGTATCGACAAAGAGCAGGTGGCCTATGAAAAGTTCCTTGAATCCGAAGAACTATGCCGTGAGACGAACACCATCTTTGCGCACTGGAAGGTTGGTGGGTTTAACTTCCCCCCAATCGTTGAGTCGATATTTTATCGGGCTCAGCGTAAAATTTCCAGGGTGCTTGGTGATGTTCCGAATCTCGGTGAAATAAAGTTCCGTTTCGGACCAGGCGCAACGACGCAAGTCAAAAGAAAAATGGCGTCGGCTCGACGAAAGTTAAGCCAAGGCGCCGCCTGTAGTGAAGACCTCGCTCCGTATGTGAAATACATATTGGAAGAGGTGCCAAGCCTAGTTCCCTTTGGGGAATCAGACACCGCCCTAGTAGCCGTGGAAATCCATAACGGCAAACTAAGCTTCGTCCCAAAAAACGCTAAGACGTATAGGGGCGTAGTCGTTGAACCGTGGCTGAACTCATTTGTCCAGCTCGGTATTGGCGACTGCATTGCCCGTCGTCTGAAGCGTGTTGGTATTGACATTTCTGATCAAAGCCGGAATCAAAAACTGGCTCAGATTGGAAGTCAACATGGAGAGTTAGCAACTCTCGACCTAAGTAGTGCTTCAGATACGATCGCTCGTGAACTTGTTGCCCACTTGCTACCGTATGACTGGTACTTTCTCCTCGATGTACTCAGAACGAGTACTGTCGATTACCAAGGTACTAGTCGGAAGCTCCAGAAGTTCTCGTCTATGGGGAATGGTTTTACGTTCCCCTTAGAGACCCTGATATTCTGGGCCCTCTCTTCTTCTTGCGTTGAAGAGTGCGATGAACCTAACGTAAGCGTATATGGGGATGACATTATTATCCCAACGTATGCCTACGACTTGGTGTGCCGCGTTTTAAACTGCGCGGGATTTGTCGTGAACCTCGATAAGTCATTCACCGAGGGACCTTTCCGTGAATCTTGCGGAAAGGATTTCTTATTGGGAATCGATATACGCCCAACCTATCTGAAAGATAGGTTGGATTGTCAATCCGTTTTTGTTCTCCATAA